ACCACCCCACCCACTAGACGGGTCATATATAACAATGCGTTCTTGGTCTTTGATGTCTTCTGTAAATCGCTCATATAAATATTTCGCAGTCATAGGTGGAAAATTCACTGCGGGTTGAATATACCCAATTCTAAATGATTTAAATCCCGCAGGAAAAACTTTTCTTCCTTGCTTATATATGCGAATAGCATACACCTTATCATCTGGCATGTCATTGATATCAAAAGTAGAGTGATGTCGATATGACATCTTGTCTCTCCACTTCTCTACCTGTTCCTTCGTGAGTTGTAGAACATCATCCTGCTCTAACTGAAAGTAACCAGTGTTCGCACCTTCCCGAATCTTAATTTGTTCGAGTAGAAAGTCATGTCCTTTGAAGATTGCTTGGTTGTTAAAGAATGTTTCCATCCATTCGTCACCGCTATCAACCGATACGACTGCATACTTCTTGCTTCTCTTAATAGCAGAGAGTGCGTGTGTATAAAAAGAATCACGACGAAGGTGACGCATTGCACCCTTCACAACTTGATCAAGGCGATTATCATCTGCAACCAAATCATAGATGGAATATCCGTTGTCTTTTTCAGTGTAGTTGATTCTCGTCATAAACATATTTGAGAACCACTGGTCTACTTCAACTGCCATACGAGACTTGTTAATAATTACATCGTCATCCATGTCGGACAATTCATCGGTATGTGTAAACTGATGAACGGGATACTCTGCAATCTTGTTGAATGCGTCGATGATGTCCTGTTCGTCCTTACCCGTGCGTGGAGGACAACCATAGGTGTCCCATGCATCCTTCACTACCTTACGCATTTCAATCACCCACTCACGAAACTCGTCGGGTGTCATCTCAAGTAAGTCTTCAAAGTTACAATTCACATGTGAGTTTATCACATGCTCGTTACGCTCATAATAAGGTTTTGTTTTTATCATTTTATTCTACTGAAGTTATTCTTCTTTTCAAAGACGATATGATTCTGGAATTTGTCCGTCATCGTATCAGACTTATGACTTATTACAAATATATTAGCACGGCTTCCGAAGGATGTCAAGAGTTTTAAGAACTCTTCTGTACCAACGGCGTCAAGACTTGAATCAAATACTTCATCAAGAATCAACAGGTTACAGTTTACACTATTCTTTAGTCGTGCAATCTCACGCCATGCGAGAAGCAAAGATAGGTCGATACGCAATCGTTCACCTTCACTGAAACTGTGGTAAGAAAACTCATCACGATGGCGACTCTTGATTGTCTCGTTGAAGTTTTCGTCAAGATTAAACTGACAGAAGAAATCCATGTCGGAAAGATACTTGTTGATTAACTTGTTCATAATTGGCAAGTAATGCTTAATAATCTTTGCCTTGATTCCACTGTCCTTCAGAAGAGTAGAAGCAATAGCAAGATAATGTTTGTCTTCGACAAGTTCTTTTCTTCTCTCGACATGGTTCTTTCCTTCACCAATCAACTGATTGAGTTCGTCTTTTGTTTCTTGGACTTCTGTACCCTCAGTCAAAACAGAATCAATGTTCCTCTGCATCTTGTCAATGTATTGATTTGAAGCACTGATTTCATTCTGTTTTGTATAAATTTGTTTTTCGATATTCTGTACAGTGTTTAGAATGGTATTTATCTCTCCCATTCTTTTTTCTGTATCTTTTATATTTTTAAGAAGTTCATTTAGTTCATTCTCAATACACTCTTGTTCTTTACTATTCTCTGCAAAGACACTTTCTTTGTGATGTTCCTGTATGTCCTGCTTACATGAAGGGCATGTATCATTCTCCTGATAAAACTTAACATTCTTCTGAATGGTTTTTATCTTATTCTTGAGTTGAGTTTCATTTGATTCTAGTTTGATCAGAGATTTTGGAATCGTATCTTTGTCTTTTATTTGGGACAACATATTCTCTACACTCTTTTGTTGGTTTTCGATTTCTTCCTGAAGTTCTTCGATCTGCTTTTGAGATTCATCTATCTCTTGCTGATACTTGTCCACAGAATCATTCGACTTCTTTTCAAGAGCGTTGATTAGTTTTTGCTTTTCGTCTACTTTACTCTTTGCAATCTCAATCTTTGTATCAATATCCTTAACATATTCTTTTGTCATCTGAAGTCTTGCACGAACAAGAGTGTTCATAACAGAGAACACATCAATGTCGAGAAGATTTTCCACAACCAATCTTCTGTCTGCGGCACTTAGTTGCATGAAAGGAACATAATTTGAAGAACCAAGAATCACAACCTGACAGAATGACTTATATGTCATCTTCAGAATTTGTTCTTCAAGAATCTTCTGGTAGTCTTTTGCCTTTGCATCCTGATCTAACATTTCCTTGTTCTTGTATATTTCAAACTTCTTTGGTTTCAAACTACGAAATACACGATACTCATCACTACCAATTGTGAAAGTAATCTCTACCTCACAATCTTTATCATTGATTGAATTTGGTAATTGAGGAATGTTGATACCACGAAATGATTTTCCAAACAAAGCAAATGTAAGTGCGTCAAGCATCGTTGACTTACCCGCACCATTTTCACCAGAGATGAGTGTATTGTCATGTCGAGTAAAATCAACGGTAGTCTTATAGTTACCTGTTGAAAGAAAGTTCTTCCAACTTAATGTTCGGAATAATATCAAACTAAAGCCTCCTTGTACCAACTAGGAGTTTCTGAATAATTCCATTCTGCAAACCCAGTCTTCTCTCCAAGATAGTATGCACGGTATGCTTCTACTGCATCTGGATTCTTGTACTCATCAGGCATTGCTTGTGCGAATGGTGTGATAGAATCTGCGATTGGAATGTTTTTAGGTTTACGAAAACGAATGAGAGAAATCATATCTTCGCTTTTATGTACCTTCTTGTATCGTCGAGTATATTCCTTACATAGTTCGTATGCGTGTTCCACTAACCAGTAATAATTTTTGTTGTTCTCCATTACCCACTGTGTACAGGGATGTCCAACAAACGATGCTTTGTATAGCATTTCTTCCATCAAATTGTGTGGGGACTTCCATCTCTTGATTCGACGACCATTCTTTGAATAATCTGTCCATTCTGTTCCGTCAAGAACACGATGGGCAGTGGACAGCATTTGTGCCGACTCTACAATCATTTTTACAACATGCTTGTCACACATATCCCGTGCGGCGGTTTGTGGGTTATTATCCAATACAAAAATATTCACAGCGACAAACTCTCCATATAAAGGTCTTTGATAAGTTTTTTCATTCGAGTTTTATCTTCAACTTCATCAATAGAATCAATTTCATTATTTATCAGTGTAACAGTATCTTGAGCCAAGTCAACTATTTCTTCCTTAGTCCACTCAGAATCTATGATATCTTCTACAATTGTAATCTTTGCAACCCCGTTATCATACAACTTATCCATAAATCGGTCAAATGTGTATGGGTTTTTCTTTGACTCTACAAATATCTTAATATATGTGTCTTTTAAATTTGTGCAATCAACTGCATCAACATCAAAATTATCGTCATTGTCGTTATACCTTAGAGTATGAAACATCTTATATGGATTCTCAACAAAATCAATTTCTCTTGTTTCTGTATCGAGAACATGAAAACCTTTTGTTTCATTTAAATCTGCAAAGGTAATTTGGTATTGTGTCCCCATGTAATGGACATTTCCACTTTCCTGTCTGCAATGAAAATGTCCCGACAATACCTTCTCATATCGATCAAATATATTGGCGTCCATACCACCATCAAACTTTATACCACGCATCACATCATAACCACGAAGTTCAAGATGTCCAATCAAAATTGGTGCAGAGGCATTCTTAATAAAATCAACAGACTCCTGTTCATTCTCTTTGTTTATCCAAGGAAGTAAAGCAATATCCAAACCATCAAAATTTACAACCTCTGGTTTCTCATATAAATTCAAATCATTGCTGAATAATTCACGAATTGAATTTATCATATTTGTATTTCTATAATAAACATCATGATTTCCAAGAATACAATGTAATTCTATGTCTTGATCATTTATTCTGTCCATGAACTTCGTTCGTACTTGGTTCAATATATTAAAGTTTACAAACTTTCGTCTATCCATCAAATCACCCGCATGAATGATTGTTTTGATGTTATTTTTCTCCAAGTAAGGAAAGAACACATCATCAAAAAACTTCATGAAGTAATCAAAAAATAATTGAGAGTCGCCTCTCGCACCAAAGTGCGTATCATTTATTATTGCTATTTTCACTTACATGTCCTCTAGCGAAGAATCTTTAGTTTTTCTCTTCTTCTTCTTTTTCTTTGGAGTAAACTTTTCTATGTCTTGATCATTTAATTGAAAATGTTTGTGTAACATTTCTTTCGATGACAACTCATTTGGAACCGAAGATGATGTATCTTCAAAATGATTTTTAGTATACCAATTTTTGATTGTTCCATCATCTAACTGTTCCATTGCTTTATACTTTACATAATTTTGCTTCTTTTCCTTTTCAATTCTTCTTAAAAAGGCATAGTATATGATTTGAGTAAAGTATGAAAATGGGTTCTTTGATTTTTCAGGATCAAAATTATGTGCATACATTAGGCAGTTTTCAATACCATCTCCTACCATCTCATCCTTATAAGGATAGTTGATAAAGTTAGGTCGAAAAGAAAGATGCTCCGCAATATCCAAGAAACACTTACCGATGTATTCAGTCACTGGAGGACGGGGTTCATCGCTTTCTTCTGCTTCAATTACTAATTGTTTCCACTCAATCATTGCTTGGTAGAATTCTTTATTATCAATATAGTGATTCGCTGGTTTTTTGCTCATATTATAAACCCTTTGTTTTACCCATTATAATACATTAAAGAAAAATATAAAGATAAAAATCTAAAATTTGCGTTGACAGTTTTGTTTTTCTGTATTACAATCATCTGTGCCAACAGACATAAGGAACATAGTAATTACTTAAAGTAGTCTCTAGGATCTGAACTCCAGTCTGTCCATTTTGTGCCGTAATCTTCCCTGTCGGTTTCATCACTTGTATCTAAATCAGAAATTTTTGACTCGTCTTCGTCGAGGTTTCTATTTACCTTGCCGTTTAGAGTTTCAATTAAATCTAAAACATCTTCATGGTCTATGAGACCTGCATCAACTAAAGTCAGTAGTGCCTCTGGTGGAAGAAACATACTCATAGTTATGAAGTTTTTACTCTGAGGAGAAATACTATTTTTACTTTCCATTTCTTCTAGGTCTTCTAGAAGTTCTGGATTTTCATCAATAGCATCTCTCATCATATCAATTAAATCTTCAAAATCTTCTGGTAGCATGTCGCTTACGGATTTCATATCGGAACCTAAATCGTCCTTCATCATTTCTGTTAGATTTGTTATCTTAGGATCTTTCGGATCAACATCTTCTTTTTCTTTTTCTAAAGAATAAAGTTCCATCACATCTGAGGTCGGAATTAAATAAGTTGCAATATAGTCTTTTGGAATTTTTGTCTGAATCTCGTTTGTATGAGATAACCAATTCTTTAAAATAGTTAGTTCTTTTTGCTTACCAGTATATGGGTCCATTATTACTCTTGTCACAAATATCATAGGTCTCTCTATTACTATTTTACCCCTTTGCTCTCCCCTGAGTCGGGCAATAATTTGCTCTCCGCTTCTCAACTTTAGAATTCTATAGGGTGTTTTCATCGTAGCCTCCTATCATAATCGTATTTTAACCATTTTGAAAGAAAAGTTCTCTCTATTATATATCTTAATTCTCTCATCTAAATGTTTCATGGTGTGGTTAACATACTTTTTATGTTGTAAATTATCGCTTATGTCATATAGTTTTACTATTTCTTTTTTGTCAGATTTCCGTAAACCCCGTCCTATTGACTGTAAAACCCGAACAACTGACTTTGAGGGTGAAGAGAATATTATATTGTGAATATTTTTAATATTAATTCCGGTAGAACATGTACCGTATGATGCTACTAGAATGGCATTCTCTTCCTTGTCTATAATCTTTCGTATGAATTCTCTCTGTTCTGTTTCAGTACCCCCATGTATGAAAAACACTTTCTTATCTGGGCACTGTTCTCTTATCTGTTCAAACAATGGTTTACCGTGAGAGTCCACATAATTGAACAGGAGAAGAGTATTACCCTTTATTTTACAACATAGACTGGTTATGAAGTCATTTCTTTTTTTGTTTCCTACGATCCATTTAATCTCATCTTGGTATGGCGCTCTTTTGATTTCTTCTATATCTTTTATTGGGTATTGTAGATTTATACACTCAATTTGAAGTTCAGAAAGAAGACTTTTATCTATGAGTTTTTTTGTAGAAGTGACACTGAATACTCTACCAAACAACCCTTCTATTACTAATTTGTGGGTAAAAGTACCGTCTAGTGTACCAGTTGTTCCTACTCTATAAGGACAATCAGTTAGTTTTGTCATTAGAGTCGTAAGAGATTTTGATTTAA